TGTAAGATAGGCAGAATAGCCCCATCTCAGCCATTACTTTCAGTTTGCCTTTCAGGCATAGGGCTACTGGTGTAAAATTTTAGCTACTTTTATATCCGTAAATGGTTGATACACAAAGGCAAACGCGGATAAATCAGCAAATTTTCAGTTAAGCAAATTTTGCCTATATATGCAATATGTGGCCGCTGGTAGCGTTATATATGGTAGATAATGGTATATTTGGGCGCATTATTCAGCACAAAACCAGCAAATAGAAAGCAAAAAAATGGCAAAATCGAAACTGCGCTTAGATACCCGGCGCAAATTGAAAGACGGCACGTACCCGGTACAGATAGCCGTAGGGTATGGTACTAATTTGTATTTGGCTACTGGCGTATTTCTGCCCGCCTCAGATTGGGACGCAGCCACCCAGCGCGCTACTGGTAAAAGCGCGAAGCGTATAAACTCGGTGTTAGATACCCTGCTTACCCGTGTGGCTAACCGCATACTGGAACTGCGGGAAAACGGCCGCTGGAATAATCTAACCAGCTCGCAGCTGCGCGAAATGCTAACCGATTTAGATTTGGACGCGCCTACGGTCGGCGTGCCTACTCTTGGCTCATTGTTTGAAACCGTAATAGGGACTAAAGCAGGCAGTACGGCCACTATGTACGGGCAGACGCTTAAAAAGCTGGTCGCCTACTGCGACGTATATAACGTCCGGTTTGAGGCTATAACGAAACTATGGATAGACGGCTTTTACGCGTCTCTTACCGGGTTGTCGGTTAATAGTCGCGGTATGCACCTGCGTAACCTGCGTAACGTGATTAACTACGCCCTCGACGAAAATTATACGCAAAACTACCCGTTTCGTAACTACCGCATACCAGCTGAGGAAACCGCTATGCGCGTGCTGCCAGTAGAGAAAATGCGGACGCTCCGCACGCTCCAGCTGTCTGCATACGATAGCGAGTACCGCGATATATTCCTGCTTACGTTCTATCTTATCGGTATTAACATTATAGACCTTTCGCGGCTAACCAAAGATAACATAGTGGACGGGCGTATAGAATACCGCAGGGCCAAAACGGGTAAGTTCTATAGTATTAAAATCGAAGCTGAGGCGCAGGAAATCTTAGACCGCTATAAAGGCAAAGCCCACCTGCTGCGGCAGTTCGACGAATACCACAGCTATAAGGACTACGCGGCGCACCTTAACGCGGCCCTGCGCAAAATAGGCCCTATTAAAATGGTAGGTGGTAAACCTCAGTACCATAAAAACCATTTGCCCGTTATGGTTCCATTAGAGCCAGCTGTTACTACCTATTGGGCGCGTTATTCTTGGGCTACCTATGCGGCCGATTTGGATATACCAAAGGACACAATTAGCGAAGCCCTCGGCCACGTGTACGGCTCTAAGATAACGGGCGTATATATTAAGTTTAGCCGGGATAAAATCGACGCAGCAAACCGCCGCGTTATAGATTTTGTTTTAGGTAGATAAGTAGAGGCCGCGCTATCCTCACGGGTAACGCGGCCTTACAACACAGAAAGCAAAAAACTAAAACTTATGTTTCAGATATAGGAAAAGCACCCAAAGCAAAAACGCTAAGCAGCACATACGGCCCAGCCATATAGCCCCGGTGTCGTACCATTTTCGCGGCTTCTCGATATAGGTAGGTACCGTAACGCGTATGCTGTCCGTCCGAACGGCGTAAACTGTATCGCGATTTAGCTTATAGGTGTAAATCGTGTCGGTCTTGATTTTGTACGCATAGCGCAGCCTCTCGACGTAGTATGTTACTGTGTCGCCCTTTTCCTTAATGTAGATGCTATCGCGGTAGTAGATGCTATCGCGCTGCATTAACTGGCGGTAGATGCTATCTACCTGCTGGCTAATAATACGGGTACTGTCGCGGGTGTCCCTGCTGCTGGCGGCTCGGCGTGTGCTTGCACAGCCCGTCAGCATCGCGGCCGCGATAATCATAACTAAAAATCTCATAAGCTATAAATCTTTGTGAACGTCAAAGGACGGGCAGGCTTTAGCCGCGTAGTCGCGGTGGCCGTGTAGTGCCGCGCCCGGAAATCTCTTTTGCAGGTCGCTAACCAGTTTGCGCAGGGCTTCGCGCTGCTGAGGCGTGCGGGTGTCCTTTGGGTTCCCGGATGCGTCCAGCCCGCCTATATAGCAAATGCCTATACTGTTAGCGTTGTGGTTCGTCACGTGCGCGCCTATATGTTCTACTGGTCGGCCTGCGTGTACGCTGCCGTCTCTGTAGATAACATAGTGGTAGCCTATACACCTCCAGCCGCGCGCTTTGTGCCAGCGGTCTATATCGGCTACCGTGTAGTCGCGGCCCTCTTTGGTCGCGCTACAGTGTACGATAATGTCGTTTATCTGTCTCATAGTGTTTAATGTGTTAGAAACCGTTAGCTGGTTCGCGGTGTGGGCATTTGGCCTTAATGCAGCGGTACTTCTGTAGTTCCAGCTCCAAACGGCTTTTTTCTTTGGTTAGCTCCAGTATTTCGGTGTTCTGCTTACGTACTAACTCAGTCTGCGCCGCGAAACGCTCCTCTTTCTCTTTTAGCTGGTTTTGCATAAACTCGGTAGCCTGCCGCAGCACGTCAAATTCCACGCTGTCGGCCTCTGCCTCCGCTTTGCGGTGGTTGGTGTCGCGGTTGATAAAGTACTTAATCGCTTCCCAGCCTCCTACCGCTCCTATAACTGTGGCGGTGGTGGTTGCTATTGTCTGTATAATCTCTGCTGTCATTCTTTTTGGTATAACTCTATTTCTATATAGTTTTGTTTCTCTTGCACTAATACTACCCAGTGCCGGCATAATACGCGCACGGCGTTTACGTCCAGCTCAGTAAGCCGCAGGACGGCTTCGGGTTTGCTGTTAATAATTCCCATCGTTAATACGCTGTAGTGTACGCGTTCGCTTTCTAAACTTTTTCTTTATGGCCACTATCTCGTAGCGGCCTTTTATATAAATACACTTATAGCACCTTGGCTCTATCTTGCGCAGAAGTTTTGCCCGTTGGTTATATTCGCGGCAGTGGCGCAGGCAGCCTAAATAACTGTTTATGCTATCCACCGCGTGCATAACCTCCGGTAGCGTCTCCGCTCTGTTGAGGCGACGCACGGCCATTACTGCGTTTTTGATAGTTCGGTTAGCTGTGTAAACTCTGTCTTTCTTTACCACGCTGCCCGTAAACGCTACGCCCTTAGTGTAATGCTGCATATAGAATTTATCCGGATGCAGGGTTAAGCCGTAGCCGGCCAGTAGTGCGCGTATCTTTGGCACCGCGTCCAGCATCTTTGCTTTGTCTGTATCGACTACGTAGAAATCATCGACGTAACGGCCTACATACGTAAACCCTAAATCCTCAAGCAGAAACCAGTCCAGTACGTTAAGCAGGTAGTTAGCGAATAACTGCGAAAACAGATTACCTATAGCCACACCGTAGCCGCGCCCATTCGTAAAAAGCGATTTGTTAGCCGGTATGTAGTCCCAATATCCTAACGGGCTGTGTCGCTCGCAATTATATTCGGGTTCGTGTAGCACTACGGTACGGCATAGGTAGCGCAGCGTCTCTTTATCGGTTTCGTCGGTGTACGTCTTTGCTACGAAATCGTCCACCATCTTAGCCAGCATCGCTTTGTTAATGCTCATAAAGAAACCCTGCAAATCCAGTTTCATAACGTAGCAGTCGCGCGTATAGTTCCGGCTGCACGTCTTTATATCGTTTACCAGCATATTAACGCCGTACAGCTGCCCTTTTTCTTTGCGGCAGTTAAATGTACGCGGGCTAAATATCTGCTCAAATAGCGGCTCTAAACGTATCGCTATCCAGTGGTGTATAATTCTATCCTCGAAAGCAGCGGCGAATACTTCCCGGTACCTCGGACGTGTAACGATAAAGCAAATAGATTTACCCGGCTGGTAAGTACGATTATTAACCCGGTCGCGCAGCTCTATTAGCTTGCTCTCGTAGTTTATTTCGTACATTATCGCGCTGGCTGTTTTCCGCTTCCTTTTGCGGCAGTCGTAGTACGCTTCTAAAAGTCCCTCGATCGTAATCATATTTTTTGCTCTGTGTGGTTACTGTTATCTGTAAAAGTGCTGAAACTGGCCTAACTCTGTTCTTGTTCGTTGCCTTAGTGTTGTTGTTCGCGTTGCCGTTGTTGAGGTTCAAATTCCACGCGTTGGTCGCGCTGTACTCGCAACTCCGTGCCGCCCTTGCCTTGGACTGAACGCCCGCAGCCATAACTATAAAAGATAGTGTGCGGCCCATTTTTACACAGATAACTATAACGCTATTAAAGTCGTAACTTTTTCTATTCTCGTTTTTAATCGTTATTCCGTCTGCTGTCTAACGCGATTAACGAATTTTTCCACGCTGTAGCCTGCTTGCCGATAGCGTCCGTAAGTTCGATTATATCCGCGTGTCTGCTTTGCCCTAAAATCCATTTCCTTTCACCCGATATACGAATAAGCGTTTTAAGTACCTCAAACTCGGCTTGAAAGTTAATCAAATGCTGGATGCGTGTAGCGCGGTCTCTGTTAATGTACGCTGCGGAAATCTCCGATATTAGGGCTATAGCTATCTCGTGCATCTTATTACCTATGGTGTACTTGTAAGCTCTCGGAAAGTTTGGCGTAACGTCCAGTATCACGTCTAACAGCTTTCTACTGTCTAAGTAGATTTGCGTATTAGAAACCAGCTTTGATTTATTCATATATCGGGTTTTTGAAAATTTCTTTAGATAGGTACGGCTTTCGCCGTACCCAAAGGATAAAGTTTAACTATTAACTACTAACGTAAAAATGCTGAAACTGGCCTAACTCTGAGCTTGTTCGCCGCCTTAGCGTTGTAGTACGCGCTGCCGCGGCTGAGGCCCAAATCCCACGCGTTGGTCGCGCTGTACTCGGTGCTGCTCCAGTACCACGTTTCGGCCAGCTGTGTAGCTCCGTTAATAAGCGATAGCGCGTAATTGATTTTACGCATATTCGCGTAGATGCAAAACAGCTCGCCCAGTGACGGCAGCCACCACATACCAGCGGTTAGGCCCTTGCCGTTTGCGTTGGTGCGGCTATACTTAGCACAGAAACCGGGCGCGTAGCTGGCCGTATTACATTCGGCGTGCTTAATCTGTGCCGCGGTGCTGGCCTTACCCGTCCAGTCCTCCATAGCTGTAAGTCGGTCGGTAGTCGTTTTGCCGCCTCCGCTTACTGCTGCGCTGCTCCATAGCAACCCCGCGCTGTCGGCTTCGGTCGGTGCTACTACCAGCATCTTACCGCCCTCGACGACTACCACGCCCTCGGCTATCTCGCCGCTGCTTTGGTAGCTCGGCCACTTATCCGGCTTAACCATAAGCGGGTAGTCGTCGCTCTTACGGTGGAACATAATAAACACACCGTCGTTAATGCTGTTAAGGTTAATACCGTTTAGCAGGGCTGCTTTTAAGCCTGCTAACGATACCTTAGTGGTGTTTCCGCTTGCATCGGTAAGCGGGATAAACTGCGACGCGTTCACGGTGCTAACCGTCGTTACGTCTTTAAGTGTCTTTGTTTTCTTCGTTGCCATATCTTAAACTTTTAGATAATTCTACCAATTATTATCGCGGAAAGCTCCTACCAGTAAGCCGCGGCCTAATACATTGTTATTAACGGCGGGGCTTATCTTGCTTGGTATCTTAATAACCTCCGCTACCTCGCCACCATTCCACGACGTTGTATTACCGTTGGTATATATAAGTACGTTACTGCGTTTGTCGTTAGCGTTAATAACTAACGCCCGCTGGCTTTCGGCCATTGATAGCTCATACCGGTAAGTAGTGCTGCTGTCTATATTAAATATCAGTGTATCTACTGGAAAACCGGCGTAGTCTCCGTCATTTCCATACATAGGTACTACGTAATACGTATTTTTGCTGCTGTCCGTTTTAGACATAAACGCAACATAAATACCGGCCTCTGTAAGCCCTTTTGTATGGTAATACCCGTAGCTGCCGTTTATAACCAATGTATTACGCTCGCCGCTACCAAATTGCCCGCGGCACCATATATCCGACGTGAGAAAGCGCAGGCTACGTTTTTTTTCTTCGTTATAGCCTTGATGGTACATATCGCCATCAAACCACAGCCTACCGCTTTTGTCAAATGATATTTCACCTACAATTTTGCCCGCGTCATTGATGCAATTTAGGGACTTAAAATTACCGCTAACGCTGTCTAATTTTCCTTTTACCGTTACGTTTTCAAAAGTGCCGGTTTTGCATACTACGTTACCGTCTTTAGCTTGGAACATTACGTTACCGTTAGCGTCCTTCATATCTATGGCTTCTACGCCCAAATTCTTAACCAGTGCGTAGGTGGCCAGTAGAATTTTAGATGCTACCAGCTCTATTTTATCGCCCAGCTGCCAGTACTTGTTATTATTGGCCGCCGTGCTTCCGGGGTAGTTATCCGCTGTTTTCGTATGGCTTTTAATGCAGCTGTAGTAATTATCCTTGTAAATAACTACGTCTTTCCAGCTGTCGCCATCGCCGCCCGCTTGGAAACTATACCCGTTAGCGCAGTCGCTCCACGCCTGCGGGCCTCGCAAGGTCGCGCCCTGCTTTCCTTGCGCGCCATCTGCTACGGGCTGGATAGTTATAACGCTGTCATACTTCGCGCCTTTGTACGTAATAGTAAAGGGCAAAGAAATAGCCGTAGTGTCGGTAGGGGTAATCATAATAACGAAATAAAACTTTCCGCTTTCTACTCTAAACGTCCACTTATACGCGGAACTCGTCGGCAAAGTAGAGCAAAGCATATTACCGTCGGTTTCGTCGTTATAGCCTATAAGCCTGCCGCCATCGTATAAGGCTACCTGCACGCGCAAAGTACTGCTAACGCCTACCTTTGGGGTAAGCGCAGCGGGCAGCAGGGAAATGGTTATACCATTCTCCCCCGCGTCGCCCTTATCGCCTTTACGGATAAACTTTACTATTTGTGTCTTGGTTACTCCCATAGCTATTTAACGCTGGTTATAGTTACCGATACGTCGCCGCCAGCCTGCACACAATGCGCGCGCGTTACGGTTTGGCTGGTCTTTGGCGTTGTTCGGTCGCTGTTGAGGTAAACGCCGGCTGCGTCTTTCAGCACAAAATAAAACTGCGTATCTAACGCTTTTGTACTGGTTCCTCGCGTAACTACTACCGGGGTGTATGTAACTTGCCCGTTACCGCTTGTGTCCTCGGTTATAGCCTCGTCCGCGGGGTTCGGGTGCGGGTCTATATCGTAGGGGTCGCTCGCGTCCATTACGCCTTGAATATCGGTGCCAATCTCGGCACCAGCGCGCGATACGTGTACGCGGTACTCGCCGTAGGTGTTAATATCGGTACCGCTAACTGTAAGCGTCTGTGCGGTCTTACCGGCCAGTGTCTCCCAGCCAGTCGCGCCCATCTTCTCCCAAACGTATGTAAGGTCTTTAGATAGGGCCTTTCCGCTTTGGTAGGCCATAGCCTTTAATACGCAGCTGCCGCCCTTTGTGGTTATAACAAAGTTCTTGGTATCGCCTGCCACGATAGTAATACGGTAGCTGCTGCCCGTCGCCTGCTGGATAGGTATAGTATAGCTGGCTTGTATTTGGTCGCTCTGCGTGCCGTAGGAAATGGTAGCCACCATCTTAATAACGGCTGGTGCGAAGCCTGCCAGCTGCACAATATCTTTAAGGATTTGCAGGCCATAATACAACTGGTCGCCACTTGGTGCCACCTGCTTAAAGTAGCCGGCAAATACTCCGGTAGAAATGCCGCCGCTAAACTCGATTTTTTGGCCGTTAAAATAGTACTCCATACCGTCGGGGTCGGCTACTCCCTCAGCTACGCGGCTACTGGTACAGACGAAATATAAAACCGGCTGCATCGTGCCAAAGTTCGGGTAAATCGCTGTTACGTCGCTGCTGGTTCCCTCGTAGTCTTGGTATAGGTCGCCACTTGGCGACATAATTACAGCGGTATAGGTTCCCGCTTTGCTGATAAACTTAATAGTTCTGCTACAACTTGCTACGCTCATACCTTACTCGTTTTTGTCGGTTTGTTCTTCTTTGGGCTGCGCGGGTTCTGCTGTCTCCTCACTTCCCTTTTCGCTCTCTGCTCCCTCTACCGCTTCCCCGGTGCCGCCGTTTCCTGCGCTATCACCTGCGGGCTGCTCGACTTCCGGGTTATCGGTATCGGTTTCTTTTTCGGGCTGCTTAACTACCACAATCTTAAACGCCTCATCGGTAGCCTCCGGTAGCTCGTGTATAACGATGCCGTCCTGCTCTTGGCGGGCTTCTCCTGCCAGTAGAGCTACGCCGCCGATACGCTCCAGTATCTCCGGCAGTTCGGTTAATCTTCCAAACGGCAAAATATCGGCCTGCCATAGCAGGTAATTACCGTCCTTTACTCGGTTTCTGTCACTCTCCAAATGTAGGTACTGCGCTACCTTTGGGTTTACCTTTATGTAACGTGCCATATCTTTATAACTTTATTAGTGAATAATCAATACTGAGCCGTCCGCGTCGCAGAATACCGCGCCGTCGGTGCCATCTGTAAACGCTCCTGCGTAACCTCTATCTTTTACGTCCAGTCCTACTACTGCACCGTTACTGCTGTCCATAGCGGTAGTAGGGATAATCGGGGCCGCGCCGTGTCCAACCAGCGAATAACTGAGGCTGCCGCTAACCTTGTTAGTCGCGATATACCACAGCGGCAAAAGCTCTTTTTCAAAATCGGCTATATCGCTGTTATTAGTCTGCACTATCGCGGTAGGTGCTATCTCGCGGCTACCTGCTGGTATGTTATAAGGCACTCCCGCTAAATCAAACTCATAGGCAGGCAGTCTGCGGATAAATACCGCTTCTGCCATCGGTGTAGCGTCGTTAAGGGCTACGCTGGCAGGGTCTCCAGTGGCCGAATACTTAACACGGCAGCGTATATGCCGCTCGCTACCCATAAGCCAGCGGTTAATCGTGATGCTGTCGCCGCCCGTCTGCAAATCGTAGTCCAGTACGGTATCGTCCCCCGCGGTTCTCCACGTTCCCGCCTCGTCCTGCACTTCCCAAACCAGCACGTATTTACTTGCCTCGCATTTGTTCGGGCCTACCCACACGGTAGCCCTAACGGTCTGCTCGGCCTTATCGCTTAACGGGTTGTAGATAGTCTGCTGCGCGCAATCAAGCTCCACGCGGATAACGTCGGCCGCGTCGCTACAGTCCAGCATATAGCTACCTTGTATAACCATAATTTGCCCGTTGCGGTTGTCTGTGTACTCCGCGTAATAGGCCAGTGTTATAGGGCTTTTAGGCTGCGCGTTCTTCTTTACCTTGATACGGCCAGCATCGCTGCCGCTGGTGGTAATCTCGTAGTCGGTGTTACCCTCAGCTATAAGCGTCTTTTTGCCGCCTACTGTCTCGTACCAGCGGACATTAGTAAGCTGGTGGTTTACCCTGCCAGCTGTTACTATCTCGTCCTTATCCAGTATGGAAACCACGGGCTGTAAGATAAACGGCGTTAGCGTGTAGTCCGGGGTAAACTCCCCAGTATGCGCGTTATAATTCTGCTTATCCGGTACGCTGCCCTCCACAGCAAACGAAATCTGTAGCTGTAGCGGTTTCCAGTTAAAATCAAATCTTCTTGTTTTCATTTGCTAAACCTTTCTACTAATACTCAAAAATCGCGCTTTCGGTACCCGCTTCTCGGCCTTGACCGTCTCGCAAAGTAACGATAGCTATAAATTTTAGGACTCTCGGCATATACCCGTTAAGGTCGCAGTCTGCTATAGTAAGGTCTATAGACTTGCCCGCGTTGGCCCTTTTTAACGCCCACGCGTTATCTGAGGCTACGCGCTCGTTACCTTTAGCGTCCTCGCTGTAACGCGTCCACTGCACATCTGCTGGCAGTATATCGTCTGTAATATCCATATTATACAGCCGTGCGATAATGGTAAGCGTAAGCGCGAAGCGGTCGGGGTCGAAAATATAGTCTGTATCTGCAAACTCTACCGTAAACTGCGGGTTTCCCTCTACCATCGCCCAGTCGGTATTATTCCACGCGGGCGCGGTCTTGGTTCCAGTCTTGGCGCATCGCCATTTACAGCCCATATACCAAACGTCGCTAATCTCATAGCGGCCAGTATCGGGGTTAATGGCTTCGCAGTAGTAGTTAGCCGTAGCGTCCCACTGCCCGCGGTCTATAACCTCGCTAACTGGTCGGCCTTGATAGTCGATACGTATAATATCCTGCACAATCAAACCACGCGCGTAAACGTAGTCCTGCCCCTCGACTATCGGCAAATCCATTTCGCGCAGGAACTCCGGCAGGGTGCCAAAGGTCGCGCCATAGTTGGATGCCTCGACGATAGGCTTAGTTACTCCGGTTAGCCTAACTATACGGCCCTCCGTGCTGGATAGATAAATACAGCTTTGGCGTTTGGTGTCAGTCTGATTACCCCAGCGCGCTATCTTCATAGCCTCGCAGGGCGCGTAGTTCTTTCCGGCTGGCGTATCTTCGTCCGGGTAGGCCGTTACCTCGATATAATTATTAGCCGTGTTTACGCTGTTCACGCGTAGCCAGCAGGTGTAATACTTACCGCTGCCGCTGGCCAGTGTGTTAATAATGCCCTTTAACACGTTGCCAACTGCCTGCGCGGTAAAATACCCGTCCCACTTGCTGCGTAGGTGTAGGCCGTAGCAGTTATCGCCCAAATCGTCCACGCTGTCGATAGTGTCGGCCTCAGTAAGCAACTGGTCGCCCTCTATCGCGCTAAGACGGTTAATAATAAGCTCTAAGCACTCAAAGTAACTACGTACCCGCACGCTCTCAAACTCCGCGTTACCCTTAGCGTCGATGCCCGCGCCCTTACCAGCGTAAAGCGATTTAATAAACTCTCCGAACTCAGCACCGCCGCCCATATAGGAAACGCCCGCTACACGTATAGCCTGCTCAAAGGTTATATTACCTTTGGCCACATCATCGACTAAACGGCTAAGGAACTGTTTACGTATCGGGCTATCCTCGGTAAGGTCGTTAGCTACGTCCGCGTAGCCGGCTTTTACCTTTTCCGTTATCTGCTCATATACCGCGTTACCCTTGTCGTCGGTCGTTTCCTTTTGTCGGGTTAAATACTCGTAGCCGTCCGCGTCTGTGCTGATTTGGTCTAACGCCTGCTTATTGGCGTGGTAATGGTCGTTAGGGCTTACCGCGCTGCCGCTTCCATTAACGGTTACTACAGTGCTGCCGCCTCCGGTGCTTTCGCCTCCCAGCTCGCGCAAACGCTCACTACGCGGACGCTGGCCGCGCTTAAAGGTCTTTAATTCATATACTGCCATATCCCATTACTCGTTATTACGTTTATACTCGTCGGGGCGCAGCTCGACAAATACGGCCTCGCTGCAATCCATTCTAACGTCTTGCGTTTCAGATGCCACCATAAACAGTTTGCCGTCTTGGTTGTCCTCTCGATACACCGCTATAGGTTCGTGCAATATCTGCGCGTCTCCGCTTAGCGTAGTCCTGCGCTGCGCAAACTGGCTATATAGGGTGCCTATTAGCAAGTCCTCGGCCTGCGTGGTACGTCCAGCGCGGGTAAAGGTGGTTATCTGTTTGCCAGTCTTGGCGTTGAAATAAGCACCGCGGGCCGTCGGTACTCCCTCCGCGCTGGTGCCGCAAATGGTGTCTATCTCGATAGGCTCCTTAGCCGCTCCGTTCAGTTGGGCGTTATACTCTACGTCGTCGGTGTTTATGGTCTTGTCAAACTGGCCAGCGTTCATAATTTCAATTTCGGGCAGCTTCATTAAAAGCCACGCGATTTTACCCCAAAGCGATTTAGGGCCGTTTTCGGCTTTCTCTAAATCTGTGCCCTCATTAACAATTAGCCAGCCCTCGCGCCGTACCTCTACCCACAGCTTACCGCCACCGCCTCCAAAGTTTGGATAAGGGATATACTGCCCTGCCTCCGCGTTGGTTAATATGGATATAGTAGCCTGCTTGTGCGGGTTAATCGCTGGTCGGTTCTTCTTCCAACCCAGTACGCCGCTGGTATCTACGTGGTCTCGCGCGTCGTAGTAGCAAAGATAACCCCACGCGTTCGGGGCTTTGTCCCCAGTATATTCTACCCAGCTGCCGTAAGTGTCGTTAAGCGTAGTAGCAGGATAGTTTACGGGTCTCTTAACGATGCTGCGATTATCCCATACGTACACGGTGTCGCTACCGTCCGGCTGGAACTTGATAGTAACGGGCACATACACGAAATTACCAAACCGGTTAAACTGGTTGTACCAGTCTTTTTGCTCGACATACTTCATTATATTAGCCGCGCTTTCAAACGGGTTAAATCGCGGGTCTAACAGCATATCTATGCCCACCCGTACTACTAACTCGCTGCTGTTCGCGATAGGTGGTACCCATACCGGGTTACTCTTGAATAAGGCAGGGCCTATACTGGCAGTGGTGCCCGGTATCTTTGGCTGCCCGTGCCCTTGGTTCCTATATTCCGCATACCAGTTTTTATTTGTTCCTACTCTGATACCCGCCACAGACTGCCAAAATAACGCTATACCCTCGCTTTCGCTTCCATCGTACTGCGGCACAATCTTATAAAAATAAACGCCGTCACCCAGTTCTGCGTTATTGCCCTCCTTAGCTACCCATATAGTAAACCCGCAGTCGGTCGCGTCTATCCAGTCGGTTAGCGCGGTGCTGTAGTGATATGAAAAATAGGTAGCTCCGTTGCTGCTGCCACCGCTAAGCTGATTTAAGGCTGTAAGCGTAGCATCTGTTTTAATGTTTCCCCAGCAGTCAGTCGGCGATAAATTACCGCTCTGCGCGTAGGTACTCCACGTAATTTTAGCGTTATTATATACCACATCTACGCCCATAGTTTGGCTGCTGCCGTCCCATACGATAGGCAGTTTATTAGCCTGCCGATATAGGCCGTTAAGGTCGTAGATATAAACCTTACCGGCTCTTTGTATCATACGCAGGGCCAGCGGCTGTAAAATACCCTCGATAACTTCGGTTAGCGTTGAGGCTTCGCCGTCCTCGTCGTAGAAATTATCGCTTCTTACTTTAACGTCGCTAAGGTGCATAGCTTTAGAGCTTCCGGTTAGCGCGGTACTTATTAGACTGTCGTCTATGCCACCGCAGTTAATACCGCAGCGTCCTATACAGTAGCTAACAATCTCGTACAGCGTCTGCATATTACCCAAATCGTATTTAAGTCGCTCCAGTACGCCGAAATCGGTAAACGATAACGACACCGTGTAACCGTTTAGCTGCTCGTAGGGTTCTTCGTAAAACTCTGTATCTATGCAGCCGCTCCAGTACAGCGCATTATTACGGTATATATCCAGCCTAACGCGGCCTACCTCGATGCTATATAAATCCTCGTAGGTTCTATCGCCGGGACTAATTATTTTAAGCGTAGCTGTACTGCCTTGTATAACTTCCTCTTTGCTCTTTTCGTTCCACTCGATAGATAGCGGCTCGTCCGCGTCAAACTCCAGCAGGCCGACGGCCTCAAATTCGCCGCCGGCCTCCTGCCATATCTCTGCACGCCATAACACGTTAGATATACTTAGAAATTCGCCTTTATATCTTAAATACTTCATACTAACTGCGTTTAGTGTGGTTATTCTCCTTTGCTATGATACCTACCAGCTCGCGGCCGCGTATCTTAAACTCCACTTTGCCTAAATCTATGCCGCTACCGGGTTCGGCCAGTAGCCCGCGCAGCTTATCCAGTGGCGCGATAACTTCCGGGTTACTGTTGGCTCCGGCATATTCGCCCACCATCGCTAACGTAGGGCCGGACGCTACGCCACCATCGGCCAGCATCGGAATACCTGCCGCTGTTACTGCTGCCAGCATCGCGGTAGTAAATCCCATAGCGATACCAAAACCCGCAAACGGTATGTACGCGTGTGCGGCCATATACTCGGCTGCTGCTAATTCTTTCCAGCTGGCCGCCTCCAGCTTGTTAGCGGTAATAATAGCCGCAGACGATGCCGCGTTAGTGGCTGCCGTTGTTCCTCGTACTGTAGCCTCGGTAGTCTCTGCCGCAGCTTCTACGCCCTTAGTGGCCGCGTGCGCGGCACTGGCACCAGTAAGCAGGTTAATAATGCCTACTACCGTCTGTATGCCGTTGTATAGACCTATAAAGCCGTCGATAATACCTACTACTATCTGCCACGCGCTGCCGTTGCCCTTTAACGCGTCGGTTATACCCTCTACGCTGCTGGCTATATTCTTTATACCGCTCCATCCGTCTTGCAGCGATTTGCTTACAGATACGCTGGTTTTCTCGGCCTCCTTGCCCGCGTTCTTAATAGCGTCGGCCTTAGCGTTCCACGCGTCTATCTGCTTGTTAATGGCTGCGGCCTCGTCTATCGTCGCGGTCTGTAGCTGGTCGGTAAGTATGCTAATGTTATCGTTAATATCCTTTAAGGTCTTAGCGTCCTCTTTCCACAGCGGGCCGCTATCTACAGCTTTGCCCGCGTTCTTGATAGCGTCGGCCTTAGCGTTCCACGCGTCTATCTGCTTGTTAATGGTCGCTGCTTCCTCTTTGCTGGCGGTTTGTAACTTCTCCTGCAATATGCTGATATTATCGCCTATCTCCTTTAAGGTGGTCGCGTCCTCTTTCCAAAGTGGGCTATTATCCTCCGCAGCTTTACCCGCGTTCTCAATAGCGTCGGCCTTTTCCTGCCAGCCGGCTATCTGCTGGTTAATGGTCGCCGCCTCTTCTACGCTGGCCGTCTGTAGCTTCTTACGCAGTATATCTATATTATCGCTAATCGCCTTTAAGGTTGTCGCGTTTGCATCGAATTTCGGGGCCTCTACCTTTGGGGTAGTGGTTTTGCCTCCGGTTGGCTTAGGCTTGCCCGGCGGGTTCGCGTATTTCTTCTGTGTTTCGGCCAAATCAATTTTAGGCGCGGCTTTCGGCTTTGTTACCTTTACGGCTACCTCCACCTTTTTATTACCCAGTCCTAAAATGTTTTTCAGCCATTCCCACGCCTCCTTACATTTCTCTACCAGCCACTCGAAAGCCTTAGCCAAACCGTTCATAATGGCAGTAGCCAGCGGTTTAATAGCCTCCCAAACCTTATCTACGATTTTCCGGAAACTCTCGCAATTATTATACGCGTATATGATAGCCGCCACTAACGCGCCTATGGCCGTTATCACGATGCCGATAGGGTTAGCGGTAAGCACAAAGTTAAGTACCTTTTGTACGGCCGTCCACGCTGCCGTAGCTACAGATACAACCTTTTGCGCGGCCGCTACAGCCAAAGCCGCGCCCTTATTCTTAACCATTGCCACGGTAGAGGCTAAAAAGGCTTTAGCGGACGCATACAGCGTAACAGATAGGGTTTTAACGCCGGCCACCAAAGTAGTAACACTGGCCAGCGCAGTAGAGGCCTGCGCCGCGATAGTAACGAAAGGCAGCGCGCCGTTTACCATCGCGCCTAATTCCTCTTTCATATCGCCCAGCGTGTTTACTAACTGCTGCTGCTTTCCGCTGTCCGTCTTGGCTAACTCGGCGTTCATATCGCCTACGTTGTTCTGTATTACTTGGGCCAGCATCGCGGCTTTTTCCTGCTCGGTGCCGTACTTAATTACGTTGGCCTCAGCCTCGGAAAAGCTAATACCTACGCGCTTTAGTGCATCTACTTGGCCCATCATAGCTTTACCCATTAAGTTACCTATCTGCACCGCGTCGCCCGTGGTGGCAGATAGTCCCTTTTGCTGCGCTAACAAATTATTCATAGCAGGCAGCAGGGTTTCTAAACTATCTTTTTCTTTCAAAAAAGTAGCTACCTGCTGCGCGCCGCTTAGCTGTACCTCGTCGCCGATAACGCCTATTTCCTGCTGCGCGCTGGCCAGTTCCTTAATGCTCTGTATCTCCTTATCGGTCGCGCCCATACGCTGCCGCATAATAGTAGATAACTTTGTTTCTGCCATTTCCTGCACGGCGTAAGCGTCGGCCAAATCCTGCATACCGGCTTGCAGCTGGTTAAAACTACGCTGCGCCGCGTCGATGCCAGTAGCCAAAGCAGCAAAGTTTATCGCGCTGCCCTTTAGCTGCTCGGCCTCCGATAGCGTGGACGTAATAACCTTTTTTAGCCCTTCTGCATCGCGGGCCAAATCCTTAAAACTTTTGCTGTCGCCGTCCAGCTTAAAAGTTATAGATATGGTGCTTTTTCCTGCCATACTTATACATTTAGAGGCTATCGCCCAGTTTCTTTACTAATTCTTCCATACGCTTACGCTGCTGCGCTGGTGTTATATCCTTTGCCTTAGCGTTAGCGCGTTTGCCCTTTTGCTTATCCCACGGAAACGGTAGCAACTTTTCCGGGGTTATCTTTTTGTTTTTAGCGATATGCGGCTGTATGGTAATAGTAGCCAGTAGGCGCATACGCTCCCAGCAGTCCTTATACTCAAAATCGCGCTGCTCCGCATACGCTTTATAGACGGCTTCAAACTCTGCAAAATCCATCTTGCAAAAGTCGTCATAAGATAAGCGTATGCCGGACAGCGCGATACCCAGTAAATCGTAGATGCCTTTAACGGGGCCTATCTTTTTTTTTCAGCCTCGCCGTTTTTTGCTGCTCCCGCCTGCATCGCCTTTGCCCAGTTCTCCATATCCTCCGCGGATAACGCGTCCGCGAAATCCATAAGCGGCATATCGAAAGGTACTTTGTCAGCAGCTGAGGCAGACGCTACACAGCAGTAAAGGTACGTACAAAGGTCGCTAAAGTTATCCGTAGTAATCTCTGTAACCTCCTTGCCGGTCTCTTTCTTAAAGCGCAGCATCGCGCCCATAGTAGGGCGACACGGATACACTTTACCGTTAATCGTTACTTCTATATTTGTTTTCATTAGCGCAAATTTTATTCGCCCGGTGTTTCAGTAATCGCGTTTTCGTCCAGCGTTGTAGGCTCGCCGTCGTTCTCCAGCGAAATACTGTACGTCGCGTCGTCGTTAGCCGGGTCGGTACGTTCCAGCGAAGCGATAACACACTTACCAGCCAAATACGGCTTTTCGCTCTGCTCTCGCTCCATACACTTAACCTCTACAGACTTACCGCTTTTCCACAGCGCGAAAAGCTCCTTAAATCCGTTTTCGGTCTCGTCGTAGAATACCAAACCCTCTGCACTGATAGAATACGATAGACCTACTACGCCCTTTTTCTTCCATAGGCCGCCGGATATTCCAGCGGTAGCCACTGGCTTAACGGCGCGCTCTTTGGTCTCGCTGTTAAATGTGGTGGTGTGGCTGGTACAGCTACCCACCGCTTTGCCGCCTACATAAAGCAGCATATCGCTACCATTACAGTAGCCCGTCTTTGTTCCTGCCATATTCTTAAATCTTTACTTCAAAAACTAACTGTTGCACATATGCATCGGCCTGCCAGCCCTCCTCACTATCCGAAAGTTTGCAGCTACGCATAGCCAGCCCGTCGATTTTGTACTGCACGTTATCCAAAGCCGCGCGCACGGCCTCGGCCAACTCTACGCCCTCCGTATAATCGGCGGTGTAGCAAAGTATCTCGATACCCACGGTATCGGCTCCTACACGGCCTTTAACGGCTTCCTTAGTTAGCTGCGTGCGACGATACAGTATATAGGGCAGTTCTGCACTATCTGTAACCACGGGGAAAACCTTTTTAGTACGGGCTGCTACCTCGTCGTCGTCGATAAGGATAGCGCGGATAATCTCGCCCGCCGATAGACTCGTTTTACTTACAGCCATACTTTTCCGCTATTTTCGTTACATTCTCTGTTACCATATCCCGTATATCCTGCGTCACGGTGTCCCGGACACCATTAAGCGTTTGCGACATAAAGCCGTAACGCCTCATTTTGCCGGTTCGGTGCGCCTCTCGCTCTCGGCTGGCCCGTCGCCGGGTGCCCTGCTTAGGCTTCGTTTCACGTTCCGCGGTTCCGTCCTCGGCCCATATTAACACGGGCTTTTTAAGTCCTTGCCGGTTAGTGTGAAATCCCGCTTCGCCTTTACCATTTTTGCCCGCTTTCTTAGTACCAACTGTTACCCGGAAACCTGCGGCCCGCTTAAATACTATAGCGCGCACGCCCTTTTCCAAATCCTTATTAGAGCTAATACTACTGCGCAGGTTATTTATAGCTGTTTTGCGTACTTTGTTAGCTTCCCTGCGGAAACCTCCCTTTAACGCCTGCATCCTGCGTTTAGGCTCCAGCTCAGCGAATAACCGCTGCAAATTCTTGTCGTCGTACTCGATGCTCTGTGCCATAATGGTAAAGTTATTCGTTTACACGGTCGCAAAGTAGGGTATTATAGCCCTTATCGCGGTTAGGTATAATCGACACAATCGTATAGAGGTTGCCGCCCAGCTGCTGCACTCTCCAGTTCTCCTGCACCGGGTGCGCGTCACGTATATTAAACTCGGCTGTATGCGCGGGGAAATGTTCGCCCACTTCCTCGCTGCGGCTACCAGTAGCTCGTACACGTTCGGCACGTACTACGCGGGTAGGCACGTACTCGGTACGTTCTGCGCCCATACGGTCGGTAACGCGCTTAGGCTCTAACAGCTGTAATTTATATTTTAGGGTTCCTGCTCTCATACGGTTTAATCGCTTACCAGTTTACGATATGGTTTAATTAGGGCCTGCATAGTGTAGGGTACCTCGGCCATCTGCACACCGCTAACCGCTTCGCGCTGGTTATACCAGTGTCCGGCGATAAGTAAGACGGCCTGCTGTAGCATAGCGGGGAAATCTCCCCCGCCAGCCTCCAGCAGTTCGTCTTTGGTTCGGTTGGTGGCTGTGCATACGTACTGCTCTGCCGCGCCTAATAGGTGCTGCAAATACGCGTCGTCGTCCGTAAAGTCGTCCGCGTGGACGTGTTTTTTAAGCAGTTCTAAATCCACTGTAGCCATAACTAAACGCTATAAACTTCTACGTATGTTAATACTCTCTTATTACTTGGCCGCCGGTGTTACCTTAGCAAGCGCAAACGCTTCCTTACGCAAAGTAGTGGTGCCATAGTTCACGTTAAGCACGAAATCTACAGCGTCCTTACGTGCTTGGCTGTAAGGGTCGATAACAAACGACATATCGCCGAAAAGTCCCATAGGCTGGTATCTCCAGTCGCCCAAACCGATATTATTTTCGCCGATATAGTTTGTAGTGAACACTGGCAGGCCCGCGATATGGTCGTTTTCACATACCATAATACCGCTGCCCGCGTCCTTTGGCGTGGACTCTGCGATAGCTTTCTGCGCCTTGGTCATTACCCAGCAAAGGTTATCGCCATCGACACCAGTAGCCAGCACCTTTGCTTTAAGGGTGTTAAACTCCTTAAAGGTCGGGGTCGCGCTGAAAGCGGTTGCAGTTGCGGCCAAACCTACAAACGGGCCCACCAGTGTGGTAGCTGCTGTTACCTTAGTAGTACTGAAAAGGATTTTGTTAAGCAACATAGACACCGAAAGCGGCATAAGTTTCTTAACAATCATTTCCAAAATACCCTCGGTTTGCATCATCGACTGGCGGGTTACTGGAATAGCGATACCGATACGCTGAGGCGACGCGGTAAGTTTAGACAGCTTTACTTTGGTGTCTGTAAGTGCTACGCCCTCGCCTGCGATAGTAGCCTCTACGGTCTCGTAAGTAGGCCAAACGTAATCGCCGGCTAAACCGGTAGGCATAGGCAAACCAACCTTGTTAAGGATAAGGCCCTCCACCAGCGGGTCTAAAATATCCTGCACCTTTACGGGTACGATGCCACCGGGTACAGCGTCGGCCACCATTACCAAATCACGTACTAACATAATTTGGGTCTGCTTGCCGTTGCTCATATTCTCGCGAATAATCGCGTTTACGTCGGCCACGGTGTTAGGGTTCTCGCGCATCTGCTCAGCAGCGGCCTGCATCTTCATTTGCAGCAGTTGGTTTTCGCGTACTAACGCCTCGTACTCGGTAGTCTCGGCCTCGTTGCGCTCGCGCTGCTCCTTTTCGCACGCGTCAGCAATCGCGCTGATACGCTCGCAGTTGGTCTGATATTTATTAACCAACTCGCGCACATTAACTGTTTTCTTGTGCATACAAAAAACTTTTAGGGTTAAACTTAAATCTAAATCGACTGCGCAGCAGCGCGGCGCATTTCGCGCACTTGCTCACGCATTTTCGTTTCGTCTTTCTTTGGCCGTTCGGCCTCTCGCAGTTCCTGCACCAGCTCGCGGGCCTCGGCCTCGCAATTAGTGTCCGGGTATGCAGGGTCGGCGGCCAGTGTAAAGTCATAAACGCCCGTTACGACATTTACGGTATATGTTACCACGGTCTTACCGTTCTCGCGCTTAACGTCGCGCGATACGTAGGCCCTATCGTAATAATGGGTAGTAAACATAAAGCTACAGCCCGCTATATCGCCGCGTCGTACCAGCTCCAGTGCCTTATCGCCGTCGGCCGTGTGTGGTGCCTCAAACTCAAAGGCCACGCCCTTATCGTCCACGGTATAGGTAAGCGTACCGCTGCCGTTCTTGCTTCTCGCTAAGATTAGCTGGCGGTCGTGAAACATTGTCATTTTAATATCGCAGCCGTCAAGCAGCTCTTTGGTTATAGCCTCCGGCGCGATAACTTCGCGGGCCTCCTCGTCGTCGTAGTCATACAGCGGCGCAGACGGTACGCCGAAAAGGATAGCGTAGCCGGTTATAGTTCGGCTTTCCTTTTCGCCCTCCGCGGCTTCTCGCACGTGCAATTCCGCGCACGTGTGTAGCATACGTGTTATTTCGGTGTTCTTATTCTTCGCCATCTTTATTCTGTTCTTTTGGTTCGCTACTTGGTTCCGGTTCTGCCACTGGCGCGCTGGCCTCCTTGATGCCTTTAAGGTTAGCAGACACCAGTACGGTATCGCCGCCCTCTACAGCTGGTTTGTTTTCTTCCCTGCGCCATTCGTTTACTGTATAGATGCCCGCCGCTATTGTTGCAGTTTGGTATTTTACCCTACTATCCAAATCGCAGGCATACAAACCGCGCCGGTCAAACTGGAAAACGCGCTTACAGCATAACGTAGGGGCTACCAACTTGCGCAGCAGTTCTACTTCTATCTTGCGCAGCATAGGGTTAAGCGTAGTACTGAGGAAAGCGACGTTAGCCATTTCCGCGGATTTGTAGTTATTGCTCGTATCGTCAAATACAAACGACGGATGCACGCCAAAAAAGCGGCATATCTCGCGGACGCTAAATTTACGTGTCTCCAAAAACTGCATATCGGTAGAGCTTAACGAAATAGGGCTAAACTGCACCTGCCCCGGTAGCGATACGATACGCTCGCCGCTTCTAAATCGGTCGTCTAAATCTACCGCCGTTTTCTCCAGCTCCTTATCTTGGTACTCGCCAAAACCGCGCACGCTGGTATCATTAGACACGATGCCGCGGACGTTACCGCCGTTGGCAAATCGGTTAAGGGTCTCGTTATCGCCCGTGCTGGTAATATCCAGCGTAGTACGGGCAAAGCCCAGCGTAGATAATCCGGTTTTACCGTCCCGGCTGAAATTCTTAATATGTATAATCTCGTCCTCTCTGTACGTACCGCTAATGCCTGCGTTAAAATCGCGGATAGTGTACGTATCGTTAGTAGTATCGTGCGCCACGGCCGTAGGCTCGGCCAAAGCTAACCGCGCTACCTCCATAGTAACGAAATCGTAGATAGGGACTATATAGGCATTACCGTTCAGTAAAAGGTGCTGCACCACCAAACGCCAAAAGTCCACAGCGGACATATACGGGCACGGCTGCACGTTTAGCAGGTAGTGTAAACGGCTGCTTTTATCCTCCGCGAATATATCCCCCTTTAGGCGCATATATTGTACGGGCAGGTTCGCCACACTATCGGCCAGTATATTAACGCAGCGGTAAACTGTAGCTATAGATAAATCCATACCAGCGGGCGCGAATATATTAACGCTGCCGGTTCTTGGCGCGCTCGCTACTGGCTCCTCCTCTACAGCCTTGCTACGTCTAAAAAAGTTCCTTATATCGTCTAATAGTCGCATTAAAATTCTATTTATCTCTATTTATAACCCGCATATCGGTTATTTGGTACCACGATAACCCCTATAACGGTGGAAAGTTACCCGAAAAGTGTTAAATCCGTGT